ATTTTAATAAAGTATCTAGGTCGAATTTACTCAAGATAGCCCATAAACCCACCATCGCTTGCTTTAGCATATTGTTTTATATTTACAACCACACCAGCTATAGACTGTATTAAATCATGTGACCCCCCTAAAGGATGATCATACTTATCCTCAATTCTTTCTAGCTGTCTAAGCTCTTTGTGTGGTAAGTTTTCTTTCCCCTCAGATGTATTGATGTAGAATGGATATAAATGTATTCTCTGACCATAGATAGATTTGACCAATTCATCAAATGGTTCTGAGGTTTTATCTATAGATAGCACTTCAGAGTCTATACCAAATGTTTTCATAGACTGTATGAAATCAGCAGATTGATAGCCATCTAAAGTAACCCTTCTAATATTAAAACCTCTGTCCAACATATCAAAAAGTATTTGCCTAATAGTAACTAGTTGAACAGGGTTTTCCTGATATCCTTTAAAGCTGGCTATTAAATCAAACACAATAATAGGTTCTTTTATTCTTCTTTTTCCACCAGTAACATTTCTATATTCTGTTTCTTTCCAGCCTATAGCATGACCTACAGCTAAACCTAGTCTATCTCTTGTTAGACCTATATCAACATGAGCGTATCTAGATATTCCCCTAGATGGATTAGCAAAACCAGGAGAAAACAATGTAGTTGTTATTTCTCCATTAGGTTGTACATAAGGGTTTTTAACTATTGGGTGTTTAACGTCTTTTAGTCTTATAAAAGATTGATCAATAAACTTATGGTGTGGTATTGCTGGAGAAACAGCGTCTATAGGATTCGCCCCAAAGTCTCTATTAGCGTTAGAGGGATTCCTAAAAAACTCATCGTAGAAGTTTTCAATATTTAATTCATCACGCATCTTCCATGTAGGAGCTTGTATAACTATAGAAGAATCTAGACGATGCATTTTTATATCATAGTCAAACTTCTCTTTTATGGATTCAGGTGTTAAACCAGATCTTCTAGAATCGTCAGTATCAAAAGTAAATATAGCATCTAAGTCTATATCTACATTTTGAGTATTTACTTTTTCAGTTGCCATTTTCCACTACCAAAAAATCCTCTTTTTTCAATAGTTGGTTTTCCCTTTTTTTCCCAACGTTTCTTAGCTCTATCTAATTCATTCTTAGTAAATAAGAAATTAGCATGGCTATATTCTTTCATACCTTTAGTACTTTCTAGCAAATAATAAATGTTAGTTTCACCTATATTGAACTCTTCTTCATTAGAATAAATCATTGTAACTCCTATTCAAATTCCCAAAAATTTTCTTTACTACCATCACTCACTATTCTACGCATATTTCTAACAGCAAAAGACTCTGTAGATTTAGGAGAAGTGATTACAATTATCTTATAGTGTGATGGAAACCTTGTTCTACAAGACCCTAAAAGGGATGTGTAGATGTCATCAGCCCTAGATTTGTCTTGGTTATCAACAAACCAATCAGCCTCATCTAGGATTCCTTGTTTAGTGTTATAGCCCAACCAAGCTTCAGATTTAGAGTGACCACACATACCAACAATATTCTTAGGGAATAAAACCCTATCCTTAGTGTCAATATAGTATGGAACCCTATGACCTTCAATCTTGTTAACGTCCAATGGGTTATCTACTTGATAAAAGCACTTACTGTGTTTTAGCTTTTCAATAAAGTCTGTAAAAACAATATCTCTAGCTTGGGTTTGGTTAGTTGCCATGTTGAGGAAATAAATGTGGGTTCCAACAGCCAATTTACTATACCTTTGTGGATCTCTTAACATAGCTGTTTGCCAGATGCCCCTGCATTGATAGATAGAGGAGTTAAAACTCTTACCACTACCTTTTCCTAAAATCAACCAAGCTTCTCTTATTTCAGGGTTGTCAATATGTGTTAGTAGTTGAAGGTTGGCTTCTGATATATCTCTAGATAAGTCCATATATTCTGTTGAGCATATAAACTCAGACATATCAACATACTCTTGCTCATACTCAGATCCTTCTTCACCACTAGATATTCTACGACTTAATTCTTCTGAAAAATTAGAAAAAAGATCACTACTTTGGATTTGCATTATCGCTTACCACCAAAATACTCTTCAGCATGTCCTTCTATTAACAGTATGTCATTAGCACAATAATAATCACTATCTGATTCAAAATCTGTATGTCCAAAAGATCTAGGGAATTCCTCTGCTTTTGGATCAGACGTATATCCAGTAACATAGATGTTACCTAAGTATCTTCCATACTTTCCTTTTTCAGTTGTTTTCACTAATACTTTTTTATTAGAACTGTTGATTAAATTATTTAATCTTTTTTTAGCCAATAATCCTTTTTCTTTTTCCTTTAAGTCTTTAGTTCTAGTCTCTGGTGTATTAATCCCACTAAGCCTTATTCGTTCTTTTTTCCAAGCATTAAACCCAAGATCTATTAGTAAATCTATAGTATCGCCATCTACCACTCTTAAGACTTTTGCTTTATATACATACATTATTGATTATTAGTTGCACCCTCAATTTCTTTTGCCAATTTAATTTTATATTCATCAGGTACATCTGCAGAAGAAATTATTGAAATAATGGTTTCTACCATTGCTCTAACATCAGCTAGTTTCACCAATGTTTGTAGTTTAGTTTCTAATTCCATTATATTAGTAATAGTAGTCGTTATTTGCTGAATTAATCTTTGCGATAATCTAACGTCTTTTTGTTCTGGATAATCCCCATGTTCTTGAACATTATATTGTAAATAAGTTCTTAATAAAGCCACTTCACCCCTTAAGTTAGACATTTGTTCATTGTCTACATGCTCATTCCATACATCTAAAAACTCAGAATCTTTAGGTAGTTTAGGGGTGAATCCTGTATTTGTTCTAACAAACTTATCACCATGTTTTTCTAAAAAATGTTGTTGAACCTCTTCATCACTTCTACCATAAGGTGAGGCTAAAGATGATTGATCTACTTTTTCTTTTGTTCTATTAGCAGTAGCACCAACTTCTGGTTTTCTATTGCTGTGAAAAAAACAATGGTTGTGTCTTTCACCTGTATTAACTTGCTTACCACTATCAGGGTCTGTTACCCACTTAAATGGTTTTGGTTTTTTACAGGACTTCCTGTCTTCTCCACAGTTAGAACATGTTTGAGTTTTTTGTTCATTACCAAAATATTGACCACAATCACATTTTGCTTTTAAATAACCACAGTAATCCATTTAAAAAATCCTATAGGTTGGATAGATAATAGGGTCTAAATTGAATATTTTAAGTTTTGGGTCATATTCAATTGGTATACCTTTCCATAAGTCTACATTATCTAAAGCAAGAGATTTCTTATACTGTAATCTGAAATCTACATAATCCCTTATATCAACAGCAAAGCTTTTACTACTGGTTATTCTTTTTTTAGGGGCTAACATCATTGTTAGAAATAAATATGAGAAGCTTGCATTAATGGCAAAATGACTTAAGGACTCTACTTGATGAGGTTTTATTTTACTATTGGTGATCTTTTCTATAGAGGTATACTTACACTCTATAGCTTTGAAACCAATATCAAAGAACCAAAAATCACAAGGTTTTTCACTCATACTAAATTTTCTTACTTCACTAGGGTCAGCAGGTCTGTACCAATAAAACAGTTGTTTTCTATTATATAGGTAATCTTTATAGTGTTTGAGGGTTGATGAAAACACTTTTTCTTGTCTATTTACCATTGTTCTTCTTCCTGGATAGATCCAGACCAAAAAGCCATTCCTCTTCTACGAACAAAAACCAATCCTTCTTTGGTAACAGGAGAATAAACATTACCTTTATATTCTTCTTTGATATGATGTTTTCTTTGGGCAGTACTAGCACCTTCTCCATGAATACTTAACTTATACATAATGTTCTTAGAGGTGATTGTTTGAACACCCTTTTTAGTTTGTATAGTGGTAGTTTTTCCTCTTTGGTCTTTTATTATCAAATTAGTTCTTCTACTTAAAAAAGACATTATTGCTTGATAATCTTTAGCTAAATCCTCTGAGACACCACAGAATAAACCAACACTATTGGTTTCTTTATTTTCCCAACCATCTCCTAATAAAGCACCCATCATGAATTGATTCAGTAACCTGGGGTGGTCATCGAATATATTGATTAGTCTTCTTTCTTTTTTAATTCTGTTTATTTTATTTAAGGCCCATCTATATAAGATACTATCATATATGGTGAAGTAATGTATTTTATTGGTTTCTCTATCATAACTATACTGTTTCCATCTACCTGGAAATAATATATCCATTACCCTAGATATTTCACTTATGTTGTGATCTTTACATTGAGTAATTATGATTGCAGCATCTTTTTTGGTTAGGTGACCATCTGTAGCCACTATGCCTAGCCAGTAATATAATGTTAGTTGGTTATAATCATAACTACCTATGGTAGTATCTTCACTATTGTTTTTTTGATTTAATTTTACCTTATGGTCTAATACTATATGTTTTCTCCAAACATGTGAATAAGGTATTCTCTCACATACTTTACTCATTTCATCTACACCACCCATGTGTTGTTTTATGGTGGTTGTCCACATGAATTGGTTTGGAGTGAATCTTGGGCTTTCCCAATATCTTGTTTTGAAATAGTGTATCTCACCACTGTAGGGTGTTTGAACTATATCTTTACTATTAGCCCATCTAGATTGACTAGTGCTAGGATTTTTAACCAAAATTTTTTCATTTTTTTCTATTCTAGAAATTGGCTTAAATCCTTTTCTAGTAAGTATTTCTGTATCATGGCAAAACATCTAAATTAATAAATTTCTTTAAGATTTCCTTTAGGTTGTTGAAATCTTTTTCTTCATATTTTTTAGTATTTGGGTTCCTACCATTCCAAATCCACCTTTTTATACCATATCCAGCAGATTTATTCACTTTAGTAAATTGAAAAGAACAGAAGTCTGGTAGGTTTTTGATCGTTAAGTATAGCTCTGATTTTTTTTTAGTAGTTCTAATTATGAATAGTGGGAATTCATCTAAGCATATGAAACATCTGAGGTTAGTATCTTCAGGATAGTCAAAGTTTAGTCGTTTAATATACTTATATATGTGCAGGTGAGATTCATTATTGATTTTTTTTTCTTTAACGCAAAAAACCTCTGGATCGAAAAATTTCATTATCAACTTGAATTCTTCTCTGCCATTCCAGATATTAACCTTATAATTATCCATATAGTGTTATAACAAAAACTAGCTTAAGCTAGTTTTTGTTTTCCTTATGTGACCTTTATAAAAAACCTTCTATTTATATAATACAACATTTTCTGGAGCCTTTGTGCTGAAAACATCAAATTAATTTTCTAGTTTAGAAAATTTATCATTTTCAACGTCATACACCATTGGAATATTTTCCTTATAGGCTTCACACTTCTCAAAATATCCACACCACATACATCTTTTTTCAGTAGGTTCAGCTAATAGGTGAGTTCTATCTAGCTTATCAGCAGATTTCCTAGCAGAATCAATTAGTGTGTCTACATGTCTGCTGTTTCTTTGGGTTTGCATAAATGTTCCATGTCTTATTAAATACAGACCCATATAATCAGGCGTATACCCTAGTTGCTTTAAGAACCAATAATATGCAGTTAATTGAATAGAATTATCAACCTCTTCTTGGGATGGTGGAGTTTTTTGTGATTTCCAATCTATGAGATATATAGAGTCGTTTTTTTCAAACACACAGTCTATATATCCAGATAACCAGATATGGTCAACTAGAGGGAACCTACAATATTTCTCTACCATTATTGGTTGGCTTAAATCCCATCCTCTAAAAATATAATCATTTTTCCAATCATCAAGTAGTTCACTTCCCATTTTATAGAAGTCAACTTTTTTCTTTAAGTGTTCAGTATCTGATAGAAAGATGTTTTGATAGTCTTTATTCCATTTTTCTAAAATGAAACTTTCATTGTGTACTTGACCAAATTCAATAACATGAGCAATGGTTTCATGTAGGGTACTACCAAAAGAACCATATACAGACCAGGGGTTTTGAAGCCTTTGTTCTGGAAGTTTCTGTATATACTTAAGGTGTGTTTTGACACCACATCCATCACTATTTAGATCCTTAATTGAACTTGCGCTTAGTCTTATCATAATTAACCTCAAATTTTTATTAGTATAACACAAAAATATTTTTTTTAAAATAGAAATTTTATCTTGCACTGGAATTATCAATGTGATATCATATTCTCACCTTCAAAAAGGAAGATGATTAATTATGAATGTTGAAACTATGATAGCAGCGTCCAAGGGTGATGTCTCCAGTATGGATGAAGTTTTTCTTTATTGCCAACCTTTAATTACCAAATTAGTTTGGAAACGCTATAGGGATAGCAATATTTATCGCAGCTACATTGATATTGAGGATGTTTGCCAAGAGGTGTGTTTAGGTGTTTTAAGTAGGATTAAGTATTTTGATGTTAATAAACTAGGGGAAGACTTAAATAAGTTTATTTTGTATATTATTTATAGTTCTCTAAGTTTATTTCTTGCCAGAGAAAACACAAGTGCTAAGAGCATCCCTATAGATAACTATATGTTCTTACCTAATGAAGAAGAGAAGAATGAATATTCACCTAAATATTGGATAGATGATACTGTAGATAGTGATTTTTTTCATGATGAATTAAACTTAGAGGATGAGGTTGTCTTAGGAGATTTAAAAAACGAAATTATTAAAAAAGTTGTATTCTATAAAAGTAGAGATTGGGGAACCTATAGGGTTTTCCCTAGCAACAGGGTAAGTGTCGTTAACTATATGTCTTTATCTCAAGCTTTTTTAGATGGTCACACACATAGTGAAATAGGGGAAATGTTTTCTACAAATACAGACTTTACATCTAATTATTGGAGAGTATTTTCAACTAGGTTTGTAAAGGATGTTTTATCCCCTATAACTTTAATGCTATTGGATACTGATTCTTACTATAGGAAATATTATAGTGAAATTAGTGAAAAAGCTAAGAAGTTTATTATAGGGGAAAAAGGGGAAGTTTTTTAACTTTATTATTAAAATAGAAAAAGGGAGAGGCTAAAAGCCTCTCCCTTTTTTTTTGTGCTAGTTTTATGATACCATTAGGAAAAATGGATCTATCATGAACGAAGAAAGACAGGATTTATTAAGTGAATTAACAGATGATGTAGGTAGAACCCATGAAAGACATGAAGATAGATTGGATGCAGCTAAAGAAATAAATATAGGTCTATTAGAGGTCATTAAAGACAGACAGAAGAAAAAGTTTCAACTGTCATTAGCTCTTATTTCCATTAAGCTAATACTTGTAGGTATAATAGCTATGGGTATAATTACAAAAAACTCTTTAACAGAGGGTTGGAAAGAGGTAATCCTAGTAATTGTGGGTGGATATATTTCTAGTTTTGCGAAGCTAGTGGAATTTTGGTATAACAGTCCTGCTGATGACCAGGAATTAGTAAGATCTAGTCAAGACTTCTCCACTGGATTAAATGGAAATGGACACCATAGGTAACATATGCAAGGCATAACTGAATACAGTAAACAATTTGAAAATGATTATCCATTTTCATATCACACTCTTTTAGAGAATGAATTTTCTTTAGAGCTTAATGATATCATGGGTGATTATCAGGGGTTGTTTTTAGATAATTTAACTAAATTAGAAAATACATATAATACATTAAAAGACAATACTTTATATAGATCTCCTGAAAATTATTATAATTTCTACAAACCAGTTAATCGTTGGATAGAAAAGTGTTTGTATAAATATTATATGATGTCTTTACAAATAGGTGGAAGACAGGCGTTTGTAGATTTTAATCAAAACCCTGGTAATTTTAAGCCAGATGTTGGGGATATGAAAGAACTATCTATAGAGGCCAATTTAAATGCAGAAGGTATTTATAGTGGTTATAAAACTTTGGTGTTAGAAAAATTAAAGCCATCGTTTGAAAAAGATCTTGAGTTTTCTAAGTTTGTAGAGGATGTGGGGTCTTATAAGGGGTTTGAAAAGGCTTTTAACCCTTTTAAAGCTTTTAGGCCAAATACACTACAATCTGTAGCAGAATTGGTTGTTTCTGGTGTTAGTAAGTTTATCAATAGGGGTAGGTTGAATATCTATAAAGCTACCAATAAAGTTTCTCTTTTCATTTATAAAACTAGAAATGATGAAAGGGTTTCCACTATTTGTAGACCTTGGCATAATAGAGTTTTAAAACCAGATGCTATATCTGGAATAATACCTCAACATAAAAACTGTAGATGCACTATAGTTCCTTATTTCTGAAGACCCAATTAGGTTAGCCAGGATGGTTGAACAATTAAGAAAAAAATTAAACACCTTACCTCTACTCATAGAAAAAAAGAGGGATGGAACTTGGGATCAAGCCATTTTTTCCTTAGAAGAGGTGGAGTTTTTTAAAGATGCCCCTAGTCATTGTCAAGATATAATAGACGACATTAATGAACTGAAAAAAAAGGGTTCATCTAAATCTAATGAAACTGAAGAAGAGGCAGAAAGTACAAGTAGAATAGCCAGATACGCTAAGGCAAAGGAATTTTATAATCAAAATAAAGGAGAAGGGGATATAGGCTTTGATGATATTTTAAGTAAATATGTTAAGTTCCATTTAGAGGGAGAATCAAACACTAAAGATAGGGATACTTTATTAAATACAAAAGTTGGTAAAAGGACAATTAAAGTAGAGGGTGGAGAGGATAGAACTGAAGAGATATATCTTTTAGAGAAATTTGATGGATATACAGAACGTGGAAATAAAGCGTCTCTTTATTATTCTGGTTTAGATGATACAGTTTCAGGAAGAGATAAAAGTGGAAATTTTAATGTAGTTAAGGGCGTTAAACTAGTTGATGTTGAACTTGCATCTAATACATACGCAGAGCAAGATTTTACTCTAAAAAAATGGGATAGTAGAGAAAGAAGTGATTTAAATAAGAAGTATAATGAATGTTTGAAACTGTTCCCTAGTTCTCATAGATTGTTGGCTAAAGAACAGTTAAGGTTTATGAGGGATTTGGTTTCTGGTGAAGGAAGTGAAAACCTAGTAACAGAAATATCCAATCAATTACAACAATTCGCAGTCTTGTTTGGTGAAGAAGGGGGAAAGATAACGCATCCAGATACTGGGCAAGTGGATATTGTAAGTACAGAAGAAGGATGGAGAAAACGTGGAGATTCTATTCTATATGGTAAAAGTTTAAACAACAACTATAAAAAAACTTTGTTTGTAAGTTATTACTTGCCTGAAATGGAGTTTAAGAAGTCAGACTTTAAAGTTGATTTAGAACAGGGTAATTTTTCAGAGATTATAAAACCCAAATCAAAATATGAAGATGAGCAATATAAAAATTACTTTAATTCTCTTTCAACTATCTCTCAATATGAGAACGTTTTAACGATGTTGAGAAATATGGTACTTGATCCAGGGTTTAAAGAACTTTTAGGTGACTCTGATATAGAGAGAGATCAGCTTTGGAGAAGGATTTTAGATGAAAGTGGGATAATAACTTCTGTTTTTGGTATAGAGGGGCATAATTATGTCAATGAAAAAGAAAGAACAGTAACAAAACAAACACTAATAGCTGAAAGAGAAAAAATTACAGGCTTAAAAGAACTGGAATTAATAGATAGGGAGATAGAACACCTTAAGAAAAACATCTTATTAGAAGAGTTTAAGATAAACACTAAGTCACAGCAAACAAGAACAATAGAAGGGGTTGATATATCTTTATCTAACTTAAGTAGAGAACTAAAGATAGCAACAGAAAAAAGAAAAGAATTAATCAGTGACAAAAAAAATAAAATAACACATGACTTCAAGTTTTCATTTTCACCAGAAGAAAATGTTGATGTAGGTAAAAAACAAACTGTTTTAGGAGAAGAGTTTGGTGTTTTGAAGAAAACTTCTTTTAAAAACAATATAACTGAGGAAAGGAGTTTAATCTCAGGTGTTGAGTATATAGGGGCAACAGATGCAAAATATTATGAAGAATCTTATGTAGCAGTGCAGAAAATTGTAAGATCATTAGAGGAATCTTACTCTAAGGTGATAGGGTTTTTAAGTGATGAGGAGAACAAACAAATAGTAGAAGCATTGTTTCCTAAAGGTGAGGGTGAATCCTCACTAGATAATTTAAAGAAGAATTTAAATTATCATGCTAGTGATGCTGCTACAAAGTTTGGTGCTACTACAGCATTATTTCACAGAGATCAGCAAGCATTGATAAATAGACTTTTTCAGAATATGTTTAGCAACTCTATTGATAATCCTCAACATCTTCCTCTTTTATCTATCTTTGGTGGTATGGGGCAGGATTTAGAACAGTTTGAGGGTGGGTTTGCAACAGCTAAAGCTAAAGCTAAAACTTTAAGGATTCATTATGGTGTGAGAACAGAAGATTATCCTTTAGGTAATAAGCAATATAGAAAAGCCATTCAAGAGTTCTATGAGAAATACCTTTTAAAGTCAGAGTTAGAAGGTTCAGATGATGCTGCTGAGAAATTGATGACAGAACGTGTTTTAACTGAGATACCTAATTCAAGATTAGTTTCAGGAGCAAGGATAAAAAATCCATTTGATAGTGAAGTTTCAGGTATTACAGATAATGATACAAATAAGCCATTTAGAGATTATATAAATAGTAGTGTTGTAGACTTAAGGAATTATCAGAAGTCACTTTGGGATAGAAGAGGGGTTTTGTGGGGAAATTTAACTGAAGTTAGGGATACTCTAGGGAAGATGTCTTTAATGGATTATTTGAAATATCAAGTAAAACAATCAACTTCTGAATTAAGTGGAGATTGGTATGATGAAATTGAAGAAATAACATCTGAGATAAGGTCAATTGATCAAATAGCTGGAACTAGAGTAAAAAGAATAGTTGATAATAGACAAGAGAATTTTCATTCAGATTATGAGTTACAAGATGGAGTAATACATACTAGTAAGATAGATGGTTTAAGTTATGCACTACTTGACTATAGAACAGAAGAAGATATATTTAGAAATATAGAGACAGGTGTAGAGACTATAGCCCCTTTGGGTTGGAGAGAAGATCCAAATTGGTCAGGTAAATTACCATATCAGGAGTATGTTGAGGATAAGAAAATCCAAATTACACCTGAATGGACTTTATTACATAACTCTAAAGGTAGGGTTCCAGGGTTAAAGACAGGAGAAGAATGGGGTTCACCAGTTTACAGGACTAATCTTCAGTATTCTAGTGTTGGTGATATAGATAAAGCTATTGCTAATATGTTGGGTGGAGTAATAAGTGAGGACTACATTTTTCATGATCCATCACCTACTGATGATTCTTCAATTAGGGCTTTAAGAGTGCATGGAATTAATGAGTCCATAGTTGAACATGAGGGTGTTCAACATTTTGTTTTTGATTTTGGCAATAAACTTAATATCTTTGTAAAAAGAGATGGTGTTGAGATTGAAGAAAACTATAGAGAATATTTAAAAAATAAAGGGATTTCAAATGAAGACATTTCTGGCCCTAATGGTAAACAATTTGATCCAACACATATAGATGGTTTTCTTAGTTCACATTATTCAATAGGTAATAGTATTGGGAAGAAGATAAGACCTTTTAAGAACTTTGATCAATCAGACAAAGCAGATAGTGTTGAGGGATTTTTTTCTTATAAAACACATGATTTTGATATTGACATAACTGATGGTTTTTTAAGACAACTTATTAATGAGAATATTATTGATAAAATACATGATCAAAAAGACAGAAGCTTTTTAGAAGAATTAAAGGGAACAGAAGAGAAAAAGATTGTTGAAGTTCAAAAATGGTTTTTAAGTAAGAGTTTAAGGGAAAGAGATGCTTTAATATTTAGGTATAATGTGATAACCCTACCAGGGGAAAGGCAATATTTAGTGCCTAAAATAAGACCAAATCAGTCAAAGACTTTAAAGCATTTTTCTCTTGATTCTATAACAGAACCTATCGCAGCATTTATTAACAACAAGTTTATTGAACAATTGACAGAAGGAACTATAGATTCTATTGCTAAAAGGATGAATAGTTTTGATGAAAAAAATAAAAGATCAATTAGTGACTTGGGTATATCTCCATTAGGTGATTTTAGGAGAAGTGTTGCTAGTTTTGTTCTTTGGGCTAAAGGAATAAAGAAAGATCTACCTAGAGTTAATATAGAAGATAATTATTTGTTGAATATTTACGAAAAAATTAAAAATGGTGAGTATATACCTAGCAAATGGACAGAAAGTGTAGAAAAGCAAAATTTGTCTACTGGAATATCTAGAGATGAAATTAAGAATTTATTGGGAGATGAAAACAAAAATAATGAGAGAGCACTGGTATTTGTTCAATGGTGGAACTTTAAAAGATTAACTGATGGTCATAATATTTTTGGATTTGATCATCATCACTTAATTCCTAAAATATACAATAGTAAACATTCTTTTGTGGGAAA